TGTTTGCTAACGTCTTTGACGTACCTCCCACACGGCTGTAATATACCTCAAAGCCCTGTCCGCCGCCTGCATTGAAATGAATATCCACCACCAAATCAGGAGCATATTTATTACACATTGCGACTTTGCTGTCCATATCCGTATCAATATCCTGAGTACGTGACAGCTTGAAATCAACTCCGTATTTGCTTAAAATTTCAGACAGCGCAAAGGCTGTTTTCAGTGTATACTCTTTTTCGACTATGTACTTAACCGCTCCGCTGTCTGTTCCACCGTGCCCTACTCCTATAAATACTTTTTTACTCATTATTATTTACCTCATTTCTTAAATTTAGATATAAAAAATGCACCCTGTAAAATCAGAGTGCATATTGACATATTATGCCGATTATAGTATAATAATGTTTATGGGCATACTTGAAACGGTAGGCTTGCCATCTTTAGGGCAAGTCTGCCGAACGCTTTTCCTATTGCGTTCGGTAGGCGGTCAATCCTGCTCCCGGAAGGGAGTGATTTACTATGAATAATTTTGTTACATGGAGTGAATTACTCCAGTTTGCATCTGTCTTTATAGCATTTGCAACATTTATGTACGCAATTTTTCATAAAAGGAAATAACCGCCATACTCTCACATAGGCGGTTATTTATATAACTTCTTAATGATTGGGAGCGACCGTCTATCGGTATGCCCCTTTTTTATTATTATACATCAATTGTGGAAATATGTCAACTGTTTTCTATTAAGATTATAGTTCTATATCTTCGACTTTTGCTCTTTCCTCTAACACGATTATATAATTTTCCATATAAACAAGCTGCGTAAAAAGTAATTCATATGTACAATTAGGTTTAAATGGGAGCGTATTATTTTTATATTTTTTAAGCATAGTTTTTAACCCATTTGCTCTAATTTTCAGCTGATAATATTCTGCCCTAAATCTGTCTTTAAAATCATTACTTTTCATCAACAATGCAGTGTCATACAGCGGATTTTCACCGATTTCGCTATATGCCTCTTCAAATGCTTGTTTAGGTGACCATGAAATATAATCATTAGAATATTTTACAATGTATCCCTCGTCTTCTGGATTTTCATCAGCTGGTATAGTCCAGCCACGATATTTATTGTAATCTCCTCTTGTCATAGGTTCTGCTTCTATTCTTTTCGTTCCAATATAATTTTTCATAATTAATTACCCTCCTTTAAATTCATAACCGCCGCCATACCTGCTGATATTGCAGAAATGCAAAGTCCCAGAACAGCGGATTTTACAGTCAGATCCGTTGCGGCAATATTGACCGCTATGTAACCGACCGCTGTCTGTAAAAATGTTCTCAATGCTCGCTTTACGCAACTTTTCTTTAAAATGTTCATTTATGTATCTCCTTTTCCAAATCCTCAATTCTGTGATTTGCGACTTTTATTTGTTCTTCAACAACAGGCATTCTTCGGGCAAAATTATTGTGCTCCGCAACCTTGTTTTCAAGCTGCTGAATCCGATAATTTGTCATTTTACTTGATACCAGAATACCTCCCAGAGAACCGCCCAGTGTTCCCAATAAGGATATTGCCGCTACTATTATTTCCGTCATAAATTACACCTCCTAAATAACATACAATTTTAATCTCAATGTACCTGCCGTACCTGTGGAGTTAGTTTGCGTTAATGTAAATACTCCTGCACTTGTACAGGTGACTGTATAAGTATAAATCCTTGTACCCGTATAAACTTGCTTTGTAAATACCGCTCCTGCCGCAATAGCGGAAATCGGAATCACATCACAAAAGTTTACCGTCTCTTGCTGAGTCCAGCTTGCAGCCATATACAGCAGTGAATATTTTGCTATCTCAGCATTTGTTACCGTCAGACTGTTTTCATTTGTTGAGTTTTCAGCAAGAAGTGTTCCAGACTGAGACTGCTTAAAATATTTTGCGCTGACAGTACCGTCTTTATCTATTTCAGCCATTTCAGTATTATTGCTGTTTCGTATGCGCAGCTTGGAATCTGAATCAAACCCCATCACACCGACTCGATTTCCGTTAATTAAATAATCGATTACTGACAATGCCGCCGAGCTTGACGTTGGTCCTCTGTTTACCTTCAAGCTTTCTCCGTAATTTGAATTGCTTATCGTTCCTCCGGTCAACGGCAAATATGCTGCGGCATTCTCGGCTATTCCTGCAAGCTTAGCTTTTTCTTCGTCAGTATAATCATTACTGGATAATCCTTTCCCTTCTACTTTATCTACCTTCGCACGATCTAAATCTGTGCTTTTTTTATTCAAAGATTGGATAGAAGCATTTAGCGCATTACATGATGAATTCAACGCATCTGATTGTGATTGTAAAGCGGCTATAATCATTTTATTCTGAACTGGGTTTGTACTGTTGATATCCCATGCAGAATCAACTATTGTTTTATTAGCTCCTGCCTCGATTCCCTCTAGCTTAGCTTTTTCTGAATTTGTATAATCATTGCTGGATAAGCCTTTTCCGGTTTCTTTCATTACTCTAGCTTGCAAGGCTTCGTTAGTGGACGATGAAATGGCGTCCGCTCTGAAATTGGTATACGCCTTTGCCTGTTCCAGAATATCTTCACCGGCAGGCGTTTTCCCGTCCAGATACTCAAAGTTATCATTTATTGCATCAACACACTTTCCCACATTTGTACTGCCCTGTATTTTTATTAATCCGTCTGCCATTATTCCACCTCCGTATGAATAATATTATTTCCTGCCAGTTCGTCCCATGTAGCGTTTAACTGTTCCATTGTATAGCCTGCATCTCCTAGACCGTACCATGTGTTATTGGCTGTAATTTCATTCTTTATCAATTCTGTACGTACTGAATCATAACCGCCGTTAATTCGTCCTTTACTGGTTATTGTTTTTCGTAATGAACCTAATTCTATGCTTACAACTTCACCTGTGATTCCGTCAACGGTTTTCTTAACTATCTGCTGAATGGTATTTATACCCAATTCTTCATTATAGATAGTTCCTATATCGCCCAGTTCACAACGCTGTAAATTAATAAATCCTTTATACAAATCAAAATCAACTAAATTCGCAAATGTGACACGATAATTGACAACAGGCGAACATTCTAACAGCATATAGTCCTGTACCTTCTTATTGAAAAGAGATTTGACGTCATCAATAGTAAACTTGTTTCCCAGTTCCTGCCTTACTTGCGTTTCCGTGAGAGAAATCTGATAAGATTTCATAGGTGCAACAGGCAGCGGCGGTAAATTAAAACGATGAAAACTAACGATGCCGTTATATTGTGCCGTGACTTCTTCTCCGTTTTTCAGCGGATCGTATGTATATTTTCCTACCCAATATAAATCACCGCAGTAATCGGACAGGTCAACATCTTCTTCAATTTCGGTCATGTCAACACCGTAACTTATATTAAACGCATTCGACATACCACGCTGTTTGTTGATTGTAACATTGAAATTGTCCCTGATGATTTCACCGCCCCAGACATTGATAAAACAATTATCAGCACCTAATAACGCCTTAGTGGGGGACATATCCTCATAATATGCAGAATGCATAAACGGCATATTTTCGTATGATGTATCGCCTTTGAGGTCGCTATAAAATTTAAAACGGTCAGTCGGCTTGCCGGTTGTAAATGAACCACGTTTATCGTATGTATGGGACATTATCCAGTTCAGCGCATCTGGACCGTTCAAAATACCCGATTGGGTAGAACGAATAAAATAGAAATTCAGGTCATAGAAAATATGCATTGCATCAACAGTACGCTGCTTTGTTCCGTCTGAGGACATTGACGTGCTTTTTCTGTAAATACGGAATAATTGTCCCTGCACTTTGATAATGTTGTATTCAATAAGAAATTTCCAGTTTCCTAAATCGTCAAACGGATGGGTAAGAGTCAGTGAATATTCACCGTTTAGCACCTCTGTGATTTTACATTCGGTAGGACATAAAATCCTTATACCGTTATGACTGAAATCAGTTTCATCGGATTTATAAACGGAAATGTATTCGTACTGTTTCATTACAGCCACCTCGTATTGGGAGTAACGTCAAAAACAAGAAGCTTCTGCTCCGTATGCTTATACTGTCTTACGGTGCCGTCCGGCATTGTATGCTCCCATGTGTATTCCGGAATTAATCTAAATTTGACAGTATTTTCTCCCGGTTCTAACATGGGGAATTTGCCGCTTGTCATTTCACAGCAGACTTTTCTTACGCCGTTTTCCAGTCTGTAAGCCAGTCTGAGAGAAGTGTTAATAAACATTGTGGCTTCGGGACTGAGATAATGATATATAGGCGTTCCGTTTCCTGACGGAGTGTAAGTATCGGTATATTCGCCGTGTGTTCGTCCCAGTTCTCCATTGACAATAACGCTGTTTGTTTCCATATCCTTTTCTGCGGATACCGCTTCTCCTATTACTCCTGAATTTGCTTTTGACTGTTCTGTTCCGCTTTCAATTATCAGCGGATCGCCGCCGTTTACGGTTATTTCAATACGCCCTGCCCAGCGGAAGAAATACAATGGCTCGCAGGAATACGAGCCGCCCACCGTTACCGTTATCGTTTTTTCCGGTTGACTGTCCTTTATATCGGTAAATATGTGGGATAGTGTATCATTTTTTATAGAATACGCAAAAGGCGAACATATAAAGCGTATCACAAAGCTTCTTAGTTCATCAGAAATGCGTACAGCAGATATCACATCATTTGAAATGACGTTGTAATATTTGTCGGGTTCATCACTGTAAACAAGCTTGCCATTACCTTTAAGCCATTGGAAAATATCCCTTGTTTTTGATATGTCAGTAATCATAACCTCAAATTCAAGTTCAGTATTTTCGTATTCTTCAATTGATCTGGTTAATTGTTCGGGTCTGCCGGGTATAGTTATTGATTCCACAGTATTGCCCCCTCGTGACGGAGGAGGCATTTCAATAATTTTTAATCCATATGTATTACTTGATATTCCGTTAAAAGTGAAAGTAGCCATAATTAATCACCGCCTATGGACATAATATCTTTTTTATCTTGTCTGCTTAACTCTTCTGAAATACGAATTATATCAATATCACTGCGTACTGTAAAATAATTCTTATGTTCGATTTTAACATCTGTATGATTATTAACGTTACTGCTGTTTGTCACAGATTCAGGAGAATATGCGCCATTGGCAATATCAAACAAACGCTTCTGCTGTGCGGCAGTAAGTACCATTTCACCGTCCATTGCCATAATAGGGGATTCATATTTTCCTTTAAAATCAATAATACCGCCCGTATGGAAACGGGGAAGGGAAACCTCCCCGATAGTCGGAATTTGACCAATGGGGTCTCCGGGAATTTTATCAGTGATTTTATTTACGCCGTTAATTAAACTGTTTATAACGCCGATAGCGCCGTTTATAACATTTTCGGCAATGGTAGGTATCAGATTAAAACAGCTTTTAAAAATATTTACTATGTTATCCCAAGCGGCTGACCAGTCTCCGGTAAATACATTTTTTATAAAATCTATAATATTTTTGAATACTGTTATAACATGTTCGACAATAGGCTTTACTATGTTTAATGCGGTTTGAAGTCTGTCCTGAAACATATCGGCAAGATAAGCAATTACAGGGGACAACATGTCAACAACGTCCGCAACTCCTTCAAACAGGCTTTTAAGACTTGGCAGTAAGCTGCTTATAAAATCAATAATAGGAACAGCCAGCGCATTAAAAACGTCAACCAGAGGCGGAATAAGATTATTTATCAATTCCATAATCGGCGGCATTAGTTCCTTAAACAGGTCAACCACCAACGGCAGAATTTCATCTTTGAACAGGTCAAATACAGGCTGCAGACTTTCAAAAGCTTCTTTAAGCGCCGGAAGTATTTCTTCTGTCATAAGCGGCATTAAATCATCACTCATAAGCTGTGAAAATCCGTCTATAATACCGGGCAATGCTTCGCTTGCAAGTTGTAATACAGGTTCTAAAAATGTTTCAAATGCCTCTATAACGTCCGGTAAAACTTCTTGTATAACCGGCAGAACTTCTTCAATAAGTTCAGTCAGTACAGGTATCAGAGCTTCGCCTAACGGCAGTACAAGCATTTCAACAGAACGCTTTAAACCCTCAAGCATTGAACCTAAATCGTCATATTGGATATCTTGTATTTCTTTCATGCTATCATAAGTTTTATCAAACGAATCGGATATGTCTCCGGTACTCATGATAACATCGCCGCCGAGATCTTCCCACATAGTGCCCCAAAGAGCTGTACCTATTTGATTACGTTCCAAAGGGTCTTCAATTGCTGATAGCATTAGCAATACTTCTTGTAATGCTTTATTTGCACTTTCGCCGCCTGCGCCGAATTTTGCTGCTGTCTCGTCTGCATCAAGTCCTAATGCTTCAAATGCCGCAGTAGTTGAATCAGATAGGTCAATAACTCTGATTGCATTTTCCTTGACAGCATCACCGATTTTATCCAGATTCCATGCGCCGCTTTCTGCTCCAGCTTTTAAGACGTTAAACATACCCTCGGCATCATAACCGTTTTTTTTGAACTGCACTGAATATTCGTTGATAGAATCAAGAAATTCGCCTGAAAAGTCAAGTCCATTTTGCATTCCTTGAACCATGAGATTATAGGCTTCTTCAGCTGTTAAACCAAATTGATTCATCAATGTATTTGCGGCACGTAAGCTTTCTTCGGGGCTATACCCCGATAAATCTTGAAAAGCAAAAGCCGCTTCTGTAAGGGTTGACATATCAGTTTGACTAATATCCCCAAATTGCTGATTTACAACTGACATGACATCAGCAACGTCTTGTAAGCTGTCACCATAATTATTTTGATAGATACTTTCAAGAGTATCTCTAAACCCTTGCATTTCGGCATCAGTCGCTCCTGTTTTTGCAGCTATCGAATTTAAAGCAACATCCATATCGTTAGCCAGATTTATACCACACCCTCCTAAGGCTGTGGCAGCGCCGCCTATAACGGCATATCCTCCGGCGATTGCTTTTCCGCCTGCTTTAGCAATATCGGCAAGTTTATTTCCGCCTTTTTTCGCTTCGTCCTGTGCCGAAAGCATATCCTCTCTTAACTTATCTAAACTTGCCCTGACTTCGTATAAAATTTCGCCGTCAGCCATATATAATGATCACCTGCCTTTATGTTTTTGCTCTTGTTATTAACGTTTCCGCAAGGCGTTTCAAGCCCTCCTGAAAATTACGTTCTCGTTCTTCCTGCGATATTTCAAGAGCGTAATAAGCTTTAAGTTCCATAAGCGAATGAATATACTCCTGATTATGCTTGTCAGGCTTGGGGAGAGGTCTTGCACGTATGGACATAACTTCCCGTATTTTTGTTTTTTCAGAAAGTCCCTGAAAAAGAGAAATAAACTTTTGCCAGTGTAATTTTCCTTGTTGTTCTATAAGGTCGATACCGTAATCCATAAGAAAAGAGCTGTAGATATAAGAAGAATCCTGCTTAAAATCTACAACTCTTAACTGATTACTGCTTGACTGTCTTTGAAAAGTTTCAATCTGCTCCTTGAAAATTATGTCAAGTACCTTGAAATCCGGTATTTTGCTGCCCTTTACAAGTAAGGCAAGGGCAAACTGTGCTTTTTCCTGCTCCAGAAGAATACCGTCCTTAAAAATGTCGTACATCTTAAGAACGGTATCGAACGAAATGTTAAGTTTTATTTTTCTGCCGTTGTATATTACAAAATTTGTTAACGGTTTTGCAATATCAATCATTTTAATCCTAGCTTTCTGCGCTGTTTTCTGGAAAAAGTGTTGTTATTGGCTATAAGCTGTTTTTTCTGACGGACGCTTTTTTCTATGCTCGGTACTACAACGTCATAAATAAATGGCATTGTCTGGAACAGCATGTCAATATATCTGTTGTCAAAATATTTAATAAGCTTTTGCGTATTTTCATCACCGAAAATAAGTCTTATAAATTCAACAATAGCTTTACCGTATGTTTCAAGCATTTCATCCGTTTGCTTTTCCTTGGCGGCTTTTTCGGCGTTCATAACCGCAATCTGAGCCTTTCGGAAATCTCCTGCAATTCTTTCAACGTCAATGTCTAATTTTACAGTCAATTCTACTTCGCCGTTTTCACCGAGGAATTCTACGTCCTCGGTAATACGGTTTGTTTTTTTTATCTGATAAGCCATAATTATTCCTTTCTGTTATTCTGTTATATCTTCCTTGGCTGTATATGTCGGTTCGCCATTAAAATGTATTTCAACTGAAATAGCGGTAGGCTGATTTGCCGCACCTCCTGAGCGTGTTATTTTAGCAAGAGTTGCCGAGCATTCAACCATATCGCCTTCGGGAAGAATCATTCTGAAAGCTGTTTCTCGTGCCTTTCCAAAACCGTACATTACTTCGTCACTAAAAATATAGTCCTGCGCCTTGTCTCCTTTAACCCGTACGCCTGTAAGGGTTACTATCATTTGTCCTCCCGTAACATAAGAAGAACCCCAGCCTTTATCAGAAATAAATCCCGACTGATAAAGTACTTCGTTCAAAGATTCGGTAATATTATCGAATCCGACTGCTACCGGAGCATAATTTTCTGTTGCTCCGCCGCCGGGACCGCCGCTGAATCCTGTCCTTACCATAAGCTGATATTCATAATTGAGTGACAAGTCAGCCGCATTTACAGAACCGTTTGTATTCATTTAAATCCCTCCATATTATAAAAATTGACGGTCAGAATGCAGGAATAAATCCACATAATGCCGTCTGAGTTTTTTTCCTGCCCAACATAATTGGGACAGGTTGAAATTTCAATTAATTTTATCTGCCATTTTTCACCGCTTGGCAGATTAAGCGTTCTGCATTTATTACATGCAGTATTAAGCGATTCGAGAGTAGTTTTCTGTGATTTACCTTTTGATAAAATGAGCACCGACATCTGATCATAGCTTTCCCCGTTAAAAAATCTTCTGGGAGTTGACGACGGGGCAAGCTCCATTACAGTACCGCCTTTTTCGGGTAGTTGTCCTATAGGAATATTTAAAAATTTTGAAACTGCCTGCAATACTTGTGTCTGCACTTCCATTTACCGCCCTCCTTTGAATACTTTGTCATATATAGCCAGCCAGTCCTCTTTGTGTTCAGAGCCGGCTTTGTGCGCCCACATTTTTTGGGCGTTGGGATTCTTATCTTTACAAGCTGAATCAAGGTAATATTGCTTTTTGGCATAAGGCGTTTTCCATATAAGCGCACCGTTTTCTAAATCACTGTGCATAATACTGCTGCTGATAAGTCCGTCCTGATCTTGCTTGCAATAATAATTGCAATCTTTAAGAGCTTGTTGAGACATAGCGTACTGAGCCTTTTTATGCAGTTTTAAAAAACGATCTTCAATTCCTTTTGTATTCAGAGTAACCTTAACATCTGCCATTATATCAGCCCCAATTCATAATGATGCAGTTTATTGTCGTCATACAGCGGTTCAATAGTTTCGATAATGTGTTCAGTGCCGTTCCATATGACCTTCTGTCCCTGACTGAAAATCTGATTTTTAGGACGGCTGTTTTTACAGTCATAAAAAAGAACAGCCGACAATGATACTTGTCGGTTGTCTTTAGCTGTGACAAGTCTTGAACAAGGCTCTATACGGATTTTTTTAAGCTTTGTCATATCGGTAATTTTCTCGTCCTGCCACGTATTATTTATACCTACAGTTTTTAATTCAGCCGTATGTATCAGCAGTCTTTTGAGTATAGGTCTCATAATACCGCCGCCCCTCTGTAAAGCAATCCTGTAGGTGCAAGATATCCCTGCGCCAAAGGGCACAAAGTAACTGAGCCGTTATTTTTGTTGCCGGAAGTATCAGTTGAATAGCTGAATTTACCCAAGGAAACAGAATTATATGAATTATCTGTCAGACTGTCAATACCGCCGTTATTGTCTATGTAATCGGCATGGGCGCAAACTGCCTTGCTTACCCTTGCCTTAAAAATATCCGGTACTGTATCGACTGTATAACCGCTGAAAGCTATTGCATTGTTTACAATATCGGTACAACGTGAGAGGAGCAGTGAAAGCTCCTCGTCTGTACCGTCAAATGAACCGCACCATGTATTTTTATAGAAGTTGATCATTATGATTTAGATACCGTAATAGTATAGGTATTTTCGGAAGAACCGTTTGTAACCTTAATTATTACTGTATTTTCACCGATTGCCCATGTTGCAGAACCACCGTTATCAACAGCAGTTTCACCGACCTTAATTTCAACAACCGCGTTTGAATCAGACGGAACTGCTGTAATAGTGTTAGTTGCATTAGATGTTGATGCAGTGTAGGCAGTTGTATCTTTATTAAAAGCAGGGGAAAGATTAAGCGAACCAATAGAAAGGCTTGATAGTGTAGTATCAGGAGTTGTTTCAGCAGCAGGAACGACAGCGGCAAAAGCATTTTCCTTAACACAAAGATACCCTACACGCATAGTAGCCTTAATAGCAACCATATCCTGTTCAGCAAGAGAAATAGGTTTACCGTCTGCATCAAGAGTATTTTGAAGGGTTGCTTCTTTGAGTATCTCAAATTCAATGCCCTGTTTCATACCAAAAAGTGAGTACTTCCACTCTCCGCCGATAATGACAGCCTTTTCTTTATCCCATGCTCCGTTGCGTACAAACTCAATAGGCTGAGAGTAGAATTCTTTTTGATTTGTACCCTCAATGAAAAGAGACGCACCGTTATTGTCTCTGAGTTTTCTCAAAGTGCCCTTAACGCCAATAGTTGCGGTAAAGCCGTTAACGTCAAATCCATTTTCCTCAACAGTTGACATAAGATCTGAAACGTCAATGTCAATTTTGTCTGTTGCGGAAATCGTATTGCCGGCATCTGAAATTTTACCGAAAAGAGATGTCTCAAACGGGGAATCAGTACCGAAAATACAAGCGGCGTCAATTGTCTTATAAAACGCTTCTGAAATACTTGGGCGCAGTTCTGAAAATACGTCAATAGTAGTATCTTCAAGTTTTTCCTTTGTTACCGGAATGATAACAGCCAGCTTTTTGGCAATTAACTTTGGATAAATCCATGTTGCGCCGGAAGTCTTGATACGTTCGCCTTCACCCACCCAGTAAGCTCCTGCGCCGGAAGTCATTACTGGAACCTTCTTCTCGTTTGTTTTCATTTCCTCTGCTTTTGAAAGTCTGATAATACTTGAACCTCTTGCAACGTCCTTAATTATTTCGCTTGAAATTTCTTCCGGAATAAAACCGGAAAGTTCGTCTTTTAAGTATGACATAAAAATTTACCTCCTTATTTTCTTTTAACCTGTTCGGCTCTTATAATGTCTATAGCTTTTGCAGAAGATACAGGGGGAGTATTACCTCCTGTTCTGACTCCTGTTGTAATACCCGGTTTTGACGATTCAGTAAATGCAGGGTATTTTTTGATAATTTCATCAATAGCCTGTTCGGCTGTGACCTTGTCTGTGATTTTGGTTTTAGCAAGAGCAATAACATCTCCCAAAGCTTCAGAGGAAACACCTTTTGACATAGCCGTTAATTTCAGTTCTGCCGCCGCTGCTCTTTCCTCCGCTGCAAGTCGTGCTTTTTCAGCTTTGCCGATTGCCGCCGCCTGTTTTTCTGCATCGGATTTCTGGGATTCCTGCCACTTGCGGAATTCAGCAAGTTCCTCAGATGAAAGCGTATCGTCTTTTTCATCGGCTTTTTGCGGCTCTTTATTGGATTCTGTATTTTGTGCAGGGGTAGTAGGTTTAGGATCACCTCCACCGGTTGAAGCCCCGGCAGGCTCCGTGTTAGTAGGTTCGTTCGGCTGCTGCGCGTTTACGTTTGTTTCATTTTCCATAAAATTACCTCCATAAAATTTCTAAGCAGTTTTATGTCATACTTAGGACAGTGCGTGACCGCACGGAACATATCGGGCAAAATTAACTTAAATTTCAGTTAACTGCTCGATGGGTTATTTTTGATTTTGAGCATTAAAAAAGCACCTCTTTCGAGATGCTTATTAATATATTAAAATATCGTTACGCCACCTATGCCCAGTATAACCACCGCCTTTCAGGTATAAGAAAACCGCCTGCCATAACAGAGCGGTTGTTTGTCTTATATTATGCCAATGAACGGCAGTATTATTTAGGAATAGGCTTTCCAGCTTTTATATATGCTTCTTTTTCAGCAACATACTGATCGTATTTTTCCTTTTCTTCTGCAGGAGCATTATCTGCTATTCCACATAAGCCGTTATCATTAAATATTGCATATTTCCACCAAGTCGGTTCAACCATCATATTCAGTTACCACCTTTCTTATATTTCAGATATTGAGAATGAGTTAATTTTTTTATGATTAAAGACAAAGGGTTCGCATTATCTCCGTTAGCATATACATCTGCAAAGGCTTCTGCCATTGTTTCAGATGAAGTTTTACAGGCATATCGTGAAATTGCATTGACGAGTTCTTCTTTAGTTTTGCCTTTGCCATAAGCAGTTTTCTTAACATCTTTTATTGCTTGTGAAACAATTATCTTTGCTTCGGTGCAATCGTTCCACGCAAGCGTTTTTTGCCAATCATAATCATAGCTTGAATTCAGGTCTATCAATAATTGTTCAATTGCGTGTGCAGTTTCATGAACTCCTATTGAGGCTGGGGAACTGTTCTTTGCCCAAAATCCCGCGGTTGATTGACTTTTACACATTTCAGATAAATTATCTGAACTTTTAAAATATTTAGAATTAAAACAAATTTCTTTGCCGGTACAGCACATTACACCATATTTTGATGTTGTGACTTTCTGTAAGTTACGTCCCAATTCCGGATACTCAGATATTAGTGTTACCGCTCCTTGTAAAACTGATTTGCAAGTTTCAAAATTTAATTTTTTTACAGAATTATCTAATTCAATATTATATGTTTTAGACAAATTATTTTCTATATGAGAAAAATTATTGCAATCTTTTAATTTTATTATACCACTTCCACCGGAATTGTCAACAGATTTCGTCTTGATTTCCGCAATACGCTTTTTCTTATCAGATGTGGTAAATCCGGCAACAGACTTTTTATAATTAACTACCGCTGTTCTGTCGGGCTTATATTTCAAATCATTATCGGTACAATATTGTTTAAGTGCTTGCTGCCGTGTTTTAAGCGTTTCTTTAGCTTTTTTCAGTCCCTCAGTATCGCCGACAGATTCAAGCGATATGCATTCACGTTTTGATTTTCTCACACGCCTTTCAAGCTCTCTCTGCCCTTGTACTTTTTTGTACTGTTCCTGATTGTCGTATTCGTCATACGGAAAATATTTTTGATAAGAAATGCCCGGAATAAAAGGATAAATATGGTGTCCGCAGTTAATACCAAGAATTCCGTTCGGTTCTCCATAGCTTGATTTTTTCCATGAATAATATTTTATTTTTCTGCCATGCAGGTCGATTGTATAACCGTCTTTGTTCTTACGGTTGAATATTTTACCCTGATCTTCTGCACATTTAGGACGTGCTCCGGCATGACTTGATACTTCAATCAAATCAACCCCGTAATCCTCCATACGGTCAAACTGTGCCTGATGGGCAACATTATTTGCTGTTGTACGAATATCCATGTTTATGTAAGCTTCTGGAGACCATTCTCTTCCTAGCTTATCCACAAATGCTGGAATGCCTTTTTCAGACATTTCTTTGATACATTGCCTCATAGCTGCCTGTCTGCTTTCTGCACCTGTTACAACCTTTCCGGTCGCTTTATTAAGCGTATTAATAAAAGATTGCTTTTCGGCAAGTTCAGCAGTATCATTGATAATTTTCTGTGCTGCTGATTTTGCTTTATACCGCATAACAGTATTAACCATGTTAAGAGACTGTTTTGCTTGTTTTTGATAAGAGGTAAGCGCTCTTGCCATGGTTTTTTCAATTGGTACTTCCGTACCGTTTATAATACCGTTCCTTGCAAGCTTCTGAAAACCGGGTTCAAGTTCCTCAACAGCAGAAAGTGCGGCGGTTTCAAGAACTTCTGTCAGCATATCCGGAGCGATTCCCGCATATTCTGTAATAACTTTTATGTTTGATTTGTCTAGCGCTCCAAGCTGTGCAAGCATCTGTATTTTCCACTGTGCTGTAGGACTGTCAATATTTCCGGCAGCTAAATATTCGGCGATATTAGCAATAAGATCGGTTTCAAGTCCTGTGTATAAATCACTCAGACTTTGACTGAGCTGCATCATCTCCAGTTTTGTCATTGTTTTCACCGCCATTCAGAAAATCGTCAATATCAATTCCCGTTACCGACTGTTCTTTTGAAATACGGTCAAGTTCCTGCTGCGCAGTTTCTTCGTCACATTTTTGAACCTCCATAATAGCATTCAATTTTGATTTTAAGCCTGCTTGCGTAAGTTTTATATTGTTGTCAATCAAAGTATTATCATCAATAATAATGTTATCCTGCCAACCTACAGTAACAGCATATTCCTTTACAGGAATAAGATCAAGAGCCATACCTAATGCAATCAGACTGTGTACAAGCTGTTCAAGCATTTCGGTAATTATATTTTTATTGGATTTAATAGTTCTTGCCGTTTTACTATCCTGTGAAATAACTTCGGTGGCGGTTTTCATGCCCTGTACTGAATCAAATGAAAATGAACCGGCGGACAATCCAATCTGAAAACAAAGAATATTAAGCAGAGCGTTAATAGCGGATACATGTTCTTCAATACGCAGTTCAGTTGTATTATCAGTAATTTTCAGCGTTTCATTTTCTTCCGTTTTTAAAGCTATAAATGCTTCATCATCTGCATCAAAATAGCGGCGCATACTGTTTGTCAATGGGTCGACAACAGTTCTTATACATTGAGCCGGAACAATAATTCGTTTTTTGCCCAAGATAAATTCACGGCTGAAACTATCAAACGCAATATCAAGCGTTTCAAGAGTATCAACAGCATTGGCAAAAACCGATAAGCCAAGAGGGGAATCCGTTTCGATGTTGTTTGATACACAGGGCTTGAAATAGCAAAACATAGGAATCTGTATATTATCATAAGTAATGTAATCGGTAAGAGACGGAAACATTTCAGAAACAGCGCATTTTGTCCCAAGGCTGTCCTTTATGCTGCTTTTGTATGCTGAATTTTCAATTACAGTAATGCCTTTTTTATTAGTCCCGTGTTTTTCCATAAGGGTATAATAATTACCGTTTTTATAAGAAGTTGTGCGGAATATGCATTCAGTTACAGTATCGCCTGTCCAACCTACAGGTAGAAAATGTTCAGCCTGTGCATAGTCAATCATTGGTTTTGAATTATCAGCATAAATTTTTAATGCACAACCGCCCATTGCATAGGCATAAGACAAAATCTCAGGAAACTTGCGCCAAAATCCAGTTTTATTCAGTACACCATTTATGTATTCCTGATACGCTTCATTGTCAAGAGTTATTTCAACCTGTTCCGAAAATGTCATAGCTGAAAATTCATCACATATAACTTTAGCTGCATTCAGAAGCTTTCTGTTACGAAATCCTTTAGCGTATAGTCCGGAAGCTCTTGTGCGCCGCCATGGGGGATTATTTTGAAATATATGTTTGTGCAGTCCCATATCCTTGTAATTATCTGTAAGATTCAGAATTTCCAGATTCGGAAATGCTTGTTTAGCGTCTTGTAAAATATTCATCAGACATTTAATCCTCCAATCTCTATAATATCATTCATCAGCGGTTCAACGCTGTATTCAAATGCATCAAGGCTGTCAATGTTGAAATTTCCATCGTCAAGACGGACATCATCAATCTTTTTTGAATCCCATACAGCCGACTGAAAAGCTTGTATGATGTACTTACAATTATTCATAATAAAAAATCTGTTTTGCGCCATAATCTGATTGGTAAAGCGAATTCTTCCAAGTATTTCAGATTTTCTGGCATTGTGCGGATTTATCGGTATTTGTTTTTTAATTAGTTCAGATTTAATGCCCTTTATGAGTGTCGTTTCTGCACTGTCAAAATAAATATCATAAACATTGTATTTACTCTGACATCTGCGTATAAAATTAATGATGTCTTCATAAAGCTGAACAGGCGTTATAACCTCTTTGCGGTAATATTCTTCAAGTATTATCACTTTTTGCAAAGCTGTTGAAAATCCGGTACATATTCCGGCATGAGCGGAACCGTTGCCGCCAAAGTCAAAGCCGATATTGCAGTACATGATATCATCCGGGGGATTATCAATAATAAATTCCTCCGGATTGTCTGCAAACTGCTTGTAAATAACCCCCTCCGCTGATACCCACAGTCCCTTAATATATCTGTCATGAAACACTCCTGTAAATTGTTTTTCAGCAGATTCCAATTGTGCAGGGGAGAGAATAGGATTATCTGACATAAGAAAGTGCAAATGCAATGCATTTTTTTCGTCAGCCTTCTGAATCCATTCGGTATAAAACCAATGGAATTGATTGTCCGGATTGCAGTTGAACCATAATTTAGCTTGTTCAACTGATAGGGTACGGGTTATTGCCTGTTCAACAAATGAACGCGGCATTAATGCCACCTCGTCAAAAAATACGCCGCTTAACGTGATGCCTTGAATCAGCATGTAAGACGATTCGTCCTTACCGCCAAAAACATAAAAATAATTTTTCTTCCCCATACCCTCAACAGTCAGCAGATTGACGGAACGGGTATAAGTAACTTTGAAATAATGTGTAATATCAACTATTGATTGCAAGGGCATAATAATATTACGTTCTGCCGAACGTACAGTTTTACCGCATATACCGAATGTTGCGCCGTCAAAGCGTCTCATAGCCCATAAAATAAATGATGTAATCATGCAAATGGTTTTACCCGAACGTACAGCACCATCGCAAATAATCGCCTTGTAATCGTCCTTATAGCACCATTTGAAAACGGTTTTTTGTTTAGGAGATAATTTTTTAAAGGTCATTTTGTATCGTCCTCCAAGGCTTTATATAACGTGGGTTCTTCTGATTTTTCCGGAACGCCTTTAACAGCATCTTCCTTTAATTTTAATTCTTTACGCTTCAAAGCATGGTTTTCACGCTGAACGGATTCGCCCATAAGGTCAATCAGCATATCTGCCGCTTTAAGGTTTCTTTCAGTCAATGCCTCATCTGTCAGCATATTTATAAGCTCTTCATAAAGCTCCGGATTTTCCTTGAACTTCTTTTTTAACGCACTCTTAAAACTTCTTGATATTCCGGAGGCTTTACCGCCTTTTCTGCCATTTTCGACCGCTTCACGACCGCTTCGGAACTGTGTATCTGGATTTCCTTTTTTTAAGTTTTCATTATTCAAAATCACCACCTACCATAATAAATTTAGTCATGAAAAAAGCACCTCCGGGGAGATGCTTGAATAATTTTTAAAGCCCTCACTGGGACACATCGTTGAGAGGTGCGTGAGGTTCTATTAATCCGGTTTTACCGTTTCGGACGTATCCTAATCAGGCTAAATAGTTGCAACCGGAAACTACTCTAATGCTTGGCGCAGTCTGCCGGAGTTGCACCGACTGAAACTACTGACTGCATAACAGCCGTCTAAGTTTCAACGGCTGTAGTCAAGGAATAAAACATTATGTAGAAGAGAGGTTAGAAACGGGCGTCGCTGCTTTCGCCCTGTTTCTATGTATGTATCATAACATTAAATCATAGTGTAATTCAATGTAATTTAAAAATAATTCCCGTTTATTTTAATAAATTCTGATAACGCTTTCTTGTGCACATTGTAAACGCTCTTTAATTCCATATACCCCATCTCTTCCTGAATCTGTTCCCACTTCAAAAATCTCCAATATCGCTTCAGCAAAACCAAACGGCATTTAGGATTTTTTACTTTGAGAATACGCTTGCGTATTTCAGATTTAATTCTGTCTAGCTGATCTATTTCGTCATTAATTTCATTTTCTAATTCATTGTGTTTATCAATGTAATTCGCCATTTTTAGTTCCGTGCTGTTATCATTATGTTCGTCTGGCGGCATATCTGAAAATTGTTGAGTGCATCTGCACATATCTGATACTAATTTCTCAATTTCAAGTATTTTTTCATTGATTTCCTTATCCAAATAAAATCCTTGACTTAGATATTCCTTAGCAGTCAAACTTCTCACTCCTCTCAACCACGAAATCAATTTGATTCAAATTCTTATCCCGTATGTACTGTTCTGCCT